GTTCTCCAAGTTTGCTTTGAAGTTCAATGTAAGCCTTTTCAAGAGCTTCCGCATCTTCAAATTTACCTGCTAGTTTCTTACCTTCTTGTTCAGCAAGAGCTTCACCTACTTTCAGGGAGTCTTGCTCTTCAGCTGACAGCTCACCTTCTTGAGCTTCGCTTGGATCATACGTTAGGGTTGCCATCTTGGGTGATTACTTTTAGATTTCCTAGACCAACAGTTTCGACTTTAATACTACGTCCAATCTGTGGTTTGCCTACCTTCATTTTGGGGGCATACTTATTTTCTTTTACCTTCTCTTCAAAGAGTTCTTTATCCTCTTTGCTGAGTGGTGGCGTAACTGTTTTAGTACGCTTAGCCTTCCGTGGGCGGGACGGCTTGACCTTCTCCACCTTGTTGTCCTCCTAGTGCTGGGTTTTTACTTGGGTCCATCATTGGTGATCCCATCTGAGCCTTAGCTAGATCAACTTGTTGTTCTTGTTGAACTGCTTGTTGCTGTTCTTGTTTCACCTCTTGCATACCTCGTACAAGGTTAAGTATATCTATACCTTGTGCAACTGCAAGTCGTTTAATAACTTCCTCAGGGTTTATGTATTGCTGAGTAGCTTCTGGTCCCATGGTTTGTGAGATCATCGTAAGGAATTGTCCAAGACTCTCACGATCTTGACCTCTACCTAATGCATTAACACCTGCCACAATGGTAGGTTGTACAATACCTTTAGGTAACTTAGGAATATCACCAGTTTTTTGGAAAACACTTAGCTTTCTATTCAGGTATGGTGTTAGGAATTCAATAGTTAACACACTGAAGAGTCCTCCGAGTTGTTGCTCTAGTTCCATCTGAGTCATCCTGACTTCCTCTGCTGTAGTACGTTCTGATTGACGTACATTTAATATGAGGAATGCTTCTGATAATCTTTTCTCTAAGGTTTGCATTAATTGATAAGCTGTAGCAAAGTCAGCTTGCTTACCTACCTGTACTACACCTATGTCATCTGGTCTACCCTGTACGATAGCACCATTACCTGCAGATGCAAGAGTTTGTGGTTTAGTAGTACTTGAAGGTGAGACAACAAACACTACCTTAGCAGCTGCTGCACTCCCTTCAGTGATAGCTTGTGACAGAGCTTCAAGTGACTTAAGGTCACCCATAAACTCTTCCACTCTACCACGTCCATAAGGTTCTCCATCTAAGGTATTGAATCTTAGAGGTAACCATGGTGTTGAATCAATAGGTGCTTTACTCATGGACTTAGGTATAACTCTATCGTTTACCTCTTGGTGCCATAAGAATCTATTGTTATCACGTGTGACGTGTGTATATACATCCACGTCCTCACTGTCTTTTTCTCCATCTTCACCCGGTGAATTAGGCTGAGACATTAAGTCGCCTTCAAAATCGGGTAATAATTTTTTGCTAATTTTTTCTTTGGTAACAATTTCAATCACGTTACCGTTGCCATCTCTCTCTAAAACATAACGATGTAGAGGGAAAAGCTTTAAACCTTCTTTACCCATAAAGACAAGAGCGTTACCTGCTACTACCAAATGCTTAAGTGCTTGGTGTATAACAACACGATCATCTGATGCTGCGATAGCATCCATGATAGTTCTCTCTATCTTTGCAAAGGATAAATCTAATTCTGTTTTAACTTGAGGTTCTACTTGACCTAGCATACCATCGTTAACTTGTAGTTTAAAAAAACTTGTGTTAACTGGTACGAGTGCAAGTTGCAGTTTAGCTGCTAGAGTGACTACTCCTTTAGCCCCAACTGATTGCCAAGGTGTTGGTAATAACTTAGCACTTTTATAAGAATCCTCTTCTCCACGAATTAGATAAGGTATTGTTAGCCTTGCTGCCTCTTCCGCTATGTTTAGAAACTGTGAACGGTTGGTTGATAAATTGTCATATCTAGTTTTAGCTGACATTATACATTAAGGGATATGATGTTGGAATTTCTTTTATTACTTGGTGGTATTGGACCCATAATAATATTATTTTTACGTTTAAACTGACCAGTACCAGTGGTAGATTCTCCTGATTTGGATTTTCTAGTTCTCTTTAATCTCACACCTTTAGCTGATCCACCTACTCTTTCTGTAGGAACACTACGTTTAACTACATTATCTTGATAATCAGGTGGTGTAATACCCTTAGCTGTAGCATCAAATAATGTTTTAGCATCTCCGTATTTACTTGTATCCTTTATGTCAGAGTCAAGGTTAGGCAGGTAATCACGGGTTTCATCAGATACTTTTATTTTATCTGTACCTAATGCCTCACCGAATACTTCACCTATGCCACCTATACCTCCTATTATACCATCTATACCTCCTGTACCACCTGTACCTCCTGTACCTCCTGTTTCTGTTCCTTCTCCTTCTCCTAATACTGGACCTACACCTACACCTACACCTTCTATTTCTGGAAGTACTTCTTCTACATCAGCTTTACCATAATCTTGAGTATTTTCTTTCAATAAACCCCATTGATTAGTAGTGGTTGTCTTGATTGGGTTACCATCTGAATCATAAGTAGTAGATGTTTGAGGTAAATAATCTGAACCAGTCATCTTTATTCTTTCTACATCTGTTTCCCATCGCATCTTAGGACTACCATCAGGGTTCATAATGAAATTACCATCAGCATCTGTAGCATGATCAACAAGACCCATCTCTTGATTAGCAAGCTTCCTATGAATATTAGTAGCACCAACATTGTTAACACCACCACCATAGTCACCCATGTATTGTGCATCTTTTTGCATTTTAACTTTATCAGCTACTTCCTGTTCACCTAAGTCATCTGCAGTCATCATGCGGAAGACATCAGCCTCGGATGCGTCAGTGAAGACATCATCAGCTGTACCTGAAACACCATCTGCTCCTGCAAGTGATGTATCAGCTAAACGTTGAGCATCACTAGAATGTATACCTAACTCAGATGATAAACGGTTTCTGATATTAGTTTCTTCCTGTTCGTACTCATCTCCAGTGTGTTGTAGTATTCTATTGAAATCATCTGAAGTATCACTAGCTGAATGGTGTTCAGTACCACCGCTAGTCATCCAGTACTCTAAGCCAGCTTCATCTGCATCTCTACCATAGTTTTCATGGTAACCAGTACGGTATGTAGCTTCTTCACTAGTAACAAAATGTTTAGCTATATCTTGTATAGAAGCACCACTTGAGAGTTCTTCATCCCAATACTCTTTACCATCAGCATCTGATGCTCTACCAAATCCTTGTGTATAAAGATCTTCTACACTAATGTTAGCTGCATCAGTATCACCTGATATTATACTTTCTAACCAACTCTTACCCATGGTGTCATCGGAACCACCCCATGTATCACCTCTAGCTACAGCAGTATCTGATTCAGATAAGCCAGCTATGTTTTGAAGGGCAGCCACGGTAGAATTACCTGCTGAAGCATTAGCATTGGCAATAAATTCATTTGCCTCTGGTGTACCAGCTACTAAACCTTGAGCTTCTAGTAAAGCTGTAGCCTGATTATTATAACTAGCTGTACTTACTACGTTATTTAAAGGTTGGAAGCTATTGTTAGTAGCATCGGCACTCATTAAAGCACCGTAATTATATCTGTATGGCATTATAGTATAGCTCCCAATGTTGGTTTAACAAGGTTAGTTACATTAGTTGTAATTGTATCGTCACGTGTTACTGCTGGTATTTTTACAGGTGCTTTAGTTAACCAATGAGAAGGTAGGTTAGTCGGCTTTTTAGGGTGACCAATATTTCTAATTGTAATTGAAGGTGCTTTAATTTTAGCTGGTTCATCACGCATCCTAGCTGTTATACTTTCAGGAGAACCATACTTCTGTGGGTTGAAGTATAACTTATCATTTTGATCAAGCCACTTAGCTTTATTAGCCTTACCTTCAGGTGATTCTCTAAGATAATTTTCTACGACATCTAAACTGTGACCTTCGTTCGTCCAGTAATTTAAACCCTCTTGACCTGCTGCTCTACCAAGATACCTATGGTATAGTTCATTGACAGAAGATTCATTAGCTACTCTATTACCATCTGAATCATGTAGCGGTTGTACAGTGTCACCTACTCTTATATCCATTGCTTCTGGCTCAGCTACAGGT